CAAAACAAGTTTAGACAAAAAGGTATTAAATGTACAATATTAAAGAATAAAACTAAAAGATTAAATGGTGGAACTAGAAATGTAGGCATAGCTGAAGCTGTAGGAGAATATATAATGGCTATTGATTGTGATGACTGGTTATATGATGATAATGTTTTACAAGAAATAAATGATAAATTAAATGGAGAAGATTGTATGTTCTTAGGTTGTATAATGCACACTAAAGATAAAGATTTTAGTTTAATACCACAACATAAAGATTGGTGGGAAGCATTGAGAGGTTGTTTATGTGCATTATGGACTAAATGTGTTAAAAGAGAAATCTTACAAAATTGTTTAATGAAAGAAGGAACATTATTTGAAGATTTAGGACACCATTATAGAATAATGAAAGATATTAAGACATTTAGTTGCTTTGGGAAACCATCTCATGTATGGAATAGGTTAAATGCTAATTCTATAAGCATAGGTAGAGAAGATTGGTGTTGGTATAGATTTAACTTTTGTGGAGAAATGTATGAACTCATACAAGAAACTAAAGATGAAGAATTAAGAAAGTTTTATATAGAAGCACTAAAGTTATACTTTAACGCATGTAAAGAGAGAGTTGATGAACTATGATAGAACATGCAAATATAATATGGTTAAGAATGATAGATGCTTTAGGTGGGTTAGAAACTTATGTATTCGAGTTAGTCAAAAAGTATAAAGATTTAGACATAGCTGTAGTATGCAAGTATTGTGATCCTACACAAAAGAAAAGGTTAAGCAAATATTGTAGAGTATATACACATACTAATCAAAAGATTAATTGTAAGGTATGTATAACTAATTATGATATAAGTATAATACCTTATTTGAATGAAGATGCTAAAGTTTATGAAACAATACATGGAGATTATACGTCAGGTGTATATGACCATGGACCAGCAACTGATGATAGAATAACAGGTTATATAGCAATAACACATTATCTAGAGAAACGAATGGTAGAGATGAATATATTACCTAAAGATAAAGTGGTATTTAGTTATAACCCAATGACAATAGAACAAGAAGAGAAACCAATTATTATCGTTTCTGCTACAAGGTTGCATAGAACCAAGGGAAAAGATAGAATGCAAAAACTTGCTACAGCTTTAGATAATGCTGGAGTAAATTATATATGGTATGTATTTACAAATGAGAGAACAGGTATAGATAGTCCTAATGTAATATTCTTAAAGAATAGACTAGATATAAGTAAATGGTTAGTAAATGCTACATACGTTTGTCTTTTATCTGATACTGAGGCAGATAGTTACACATTGAAAGAGGGAACATATAGAAATATTCCTTTGATATGTACAAGACTACCTTATTTAGAAGAAATAGGAATAAAAGATGGAGTAAATGCATATATAATGGAGTTCGATTGTAGCAATATAGATGACATAGTAAAGAAGATAACAACAGTACCTAGATTTAAGTATGAACCCCTTAAAGATAGTTACGATAAAATACTAGCGAAGAGTAAATCACGATATGAGGAGGAGAAAGAAATGCAAGTAAAGGTTAAATGTATTATGGAAAATGGTTATGATGATATGGAATTAGGAAAACATATCAAATGTGGAGATGAGTTCATAGTAGATCAATTAAGAGCTGAATATTTAAGAGATAATAAAGCTGTAGAGATACTTGAAGAAATCAAAGAAGAGAAAGAGATTATTGATTCTGATGGACATACAGAAGAAGATTTTAAAGGTGAATCAGTAGAGGCACCTAAAGAGAAACCTAAAGCAAAAAAAAGTAAAAAGTAGGTATATTGTAATTATATAAAAAAGATGATACAATATAATCGAGTGAGAATATGCACTCATTCTCGAATTGAATAAACTGGGCAATTATGAATAGTTTGGGCAAGAAAGGAAGTAAAAATTATGGAAGAAAACACTAACGAATATGCACCTTTAACATTTGACGAGATATTAGAGGACAGAGAATATCAAGCAGAGTTCGATAGGAGGGTTCAAAAAGCTATCAATACAGCTAAGTCAAAGTGGGAAATGACACAACACAATGATGCAAGTATTGAACTTAATGATGAATTAATGTCATTAAGAAATGAAATTGGTGATTTAAAACAAACACTATCTAATAGAGATGCAAGAGATAGAGATAGACAACTTACATATGGAATTGAAGAAGCATTAAAAGATAAACAATTCGTAAATGATTATACAAAAGATGCTGTTATCAATGAAATAAAAGTAGGTTTATATACTCGAGATAATGCAACAATAGATGGTTTATTTGATGAAATCACAAAAGACAAAACAGGAATATTGGTAAACCCTAATAGACCTGATATACCTAATATGAACAATGACATATTTACTGGTTTAGATAAAGAAGCATTTAGTAAATTAGGTTATAAAGAAAGGGTAGCATTAAAGCAAGAAAACCCTGAATTATTTGAACAATTAAATAAATAGTAAAGAGGAGGAATATTAAAATGGCAACAGGAATGACTAAGTTAACTAACTTAATTGATCCAGAAGTTATGGCACCAATGATAAGTGCAAAATTAGAAAAAGCTATAGTTGCTACACCATTTGCTAGAATTGATACAACATTAGTTGGTCAACCTGGTGATACAATTACTGTTCCTAAATATGCTTACATTGGAGAAGCAGAGGACGTAGCTGAAGGTGTAGAAGCTGGTACAACAGTACTTACAACTACAACAGCAGAATACAAAGTTAAGAAAGCTATGAAAGCTGTTACATTAACTGACGAAGCTGTATTATCTGCTTACGGAAACCCTGTAGGAGAAACAAACAACCAATTAGGAATGTCTATCGCTGACAAAGTTGATAATGACGTAATTGATGCATTATTAACAGCATCATTAGTAAAAGATGAAAGTGCAAACTCAATCTCTTATTTAGGTGTAGTAGATGCATTAGACGCATTCCAAGAAGAAGAAAATGTAGAAAAGGTTATGTTTATTAACCCAAGACAATCTACAGAATTAAGAAAAGATGAAAACTTTATCTCAAGAGATAAATATGGTAATCAAGTTATGATTGATGGCGAAATTGGAATGATAGCAAACACAAGAATTGTACCATCTAGAAAGATAGTAGCAAAAGATGGAGCATATGCTTGTCCAATCGTACAATTAAGACCAGAATCACAAACTGGTGATGACACAGCAGCTGTTACAATCTATATGAAAAAAGGTGTATCAGTAGAAACTGAAAGACACACTTTATCAAGAACAACTGATATTTCAGTAGATCAACATTACATTGCTGCATTAACTGATGAAAGTAAAGTTGTAATCGCTAAGTTTAAAGCACCAGCATTAAGTTTATAATATAAGAAAGGAAAGACTTTATGGAGAATAGTGATAAATACCTTACCTACGAAGATTATCAGGAATTAGGTGGCACTCTAGACCTAAAGTCTTTTAATCTTTTAGAGTACAAATCAAGAAAACAAGTTGACTACTATACACACAATAGATTAATGGACGGAGTACCAACTGATATTAAGTTTGATATAGACCTATTAATGTATAACTTAATAGATAAAAATAATAAGATAGACAAAGCAGGAAATAAATCAAGTGAAAGTATAGATGGTTATTCAGTATCATATGGTAGTAGTCAACAATCTTCTGATGAAATAGAACACACTATAGAAATGCTATTAAGTGGAGTTGAGCTAAATGGAGAACCTTTAACATATTCAGGAGGAGTAAATGATAACAAACGAATCTATTACCCTATATCATAGAATTAAAGGAAGAAACCCTAGCAATAGATTTATAAGAGTTAATTTTGCTAAAGTATGGACTTTTGGAGGACATGATGCTACTTTAAACAAAGGTTTAACAGATAGTGATAGTTTAAGTGTTAGAATACCATACTTACAAAATGACATTGATATAAGTAAGATAAAACGAGGAGACTTAATAGTAATAGGAACTAGTGAAACTGATATAAGTGCTGAAAGTGATTTAGATGAGTATTATGTAATTACGTCAGTAAAAGACAATACATTTGGAGAAGAACCTCATGTACATATAGGAGCTAAATAATGTTAGTAGTATCTCATGTCGATAATGGAATAAATATTGATAATATGCTAGAACAAATAGGACTAGATGAACAAAACTCTTTATTAATGTTTGCTGCTAATAATGCTATTAGAAGAATGGAATCTTATATACCAAGATCAAATGGGCATTATGACATAAAAACTGGGCAACATATACCTGGTGGAATGTTACGAGAAAATGTAGAACCACCATATATGGAAGGAGATAAATGCGTCATAGAATATACTCAACCATATGCAAGATACCAATACTATGGAAAATTGATGGTAATGGACAATGGTAAAGGAGCATATCATGATCCTAAAACAGGTGCATTTTGGAGTGATAAAGGTAAGAAGAAACATTTAACTGATATAGATTTACACCATTCTATTGGAGGTCCATATTGGGATAAAGCTATGTTAACTGCTGAAGGTGAAGAGTATATCCGAGAGTTACAAGATTTTGTAGATAAGAGGTTGAACAATGAGAGCAAGTAAATTAATAGAATATCTATATACAATAATTGATGAAATAATACATAATAACACATATGAAATAAAAGCTGACTTTCTAGATGATGACATTAATTCTTATTCAATAGACAAAATACCAACAGCAAGTACTGAAAGTAAGTTTATTACAGGAGAAAGAATTAAAAAAGATGAATATTCATTAAGGAGTAGATTCAAGTACACTAGCGACCAAGCAGAAGAATTAAAAAATATAGGTTTTTTTGAAAAGTTCGAAAGTAAGATAGAAAGAAATAATAGAGATAAAATCTTACCTGATATTGAGGGAGTACAAAAGATAGAGTGTCTAAATAGTGGTAGTGTAGTATATGCTGATGACAATAAATGTGAGATGCGAATACAAATAAAAGTTACTTATTTAGATGAAGGAAAACCTCAATCAGTAAGTTTATAATAAATAAAATAAGGAGGAATAAAAATGGCAGATTATGAAAAGGTATCAAGAGAGCAAATTGCTACATACCTAGATACAACACCAGAAAGTTCTAGAACATATAAAATAGTTGGTGTAGGTATAACTGATTATGGTCAAGATTATAACCCACAAACAACAACTGAAAAATGGATAATTCATAAGAATGCTACAACAACTCTAGACAGTTATCAAATACAAGCTGATGCATCACAAACATGTTATTTTGGAGATGATGTATATGACTATGTAAACAATCTAAGAAGAACTGCAGGAGTTGGAAACAAAGTAGTATCACATGTATTAGACATAGACTTATATGATAGTACTGGAACTGGTGCTGGAACTAAATATGCTGCAACTGAATATGATTGTGCTGTAGTAATTCGTAGTTATGCTAAAGGTGAAAACCCAGCAATCGAGTTTACAATCTATTACAATGGAGATGCTAGAGTTGGAACAGTAACAATAGCTGATGGAGTACCTACATTTACTGAAAATGTAAGTTTATAATAAAACCTAAAGTGGTATAGGCAAACTATATCACTTTTTAATTAGAAAGAAAGAGGAATTAGTAGTTATGGAAACGAAAATTAAGTTAAATAAAAGAGAAGATATATTAAGGGTTAAAATAGAAGATGAAAATGGAAAAGATACAGGTAATTATCTTGAATTTGATTTGCAAGATATAGAGTTACCACTTAGGTATCAACAAGCAATAGAAGAACATAAAAAAAATGCTAATTATATTAAGATGCAATTTGCATTAATAGATAAGAAACCAGATAAAAGGGGTAAAAAAGCATTATCAAGTAACGAAGAAGAAAAATATAATGTATTATTAGAATTTTATAGAAGAGAAACAAAAACATTAGATAAAGTATTAGGAGATGGTGGAACTGCTAAATTATTAAATGGTAGAAAACCATATTATGAAATGTATCAAGATATAATGGAATATCTAGCACCATTATCTGAAATATTTACAAGTAGTTTTGAAAAAATGAATGATAGAATAATCAAGAAATATGCAACACCAGAAGAATTAGAAAATATATTAAAGTAGTATGAATAACCCAGAATATATAATAGTCAATGACCATAAATATAAGATCAATACTGATTATAGAGTAGTATTAAGATTTGATGCATTAATAAAAGATAAAAATATTAGTGAATATGAGAAGATAATAGGTGGTTTTCTAATGTTTTTTGGAGAAGAAGGACTAAAATATAAGGAAGATGTAAATGAGCTTGGAGAAAAACTATTTGAGTATTTACAAGGCAGACCTAATTCTACAACAGGAAAGAAAACGAAGAAAAAAAGTGTTATAGATATGGACTATAATAAAGACTTTGGTTTAATAATGGCATCTATGAGAAGTGAATATGGTATTGATATAATTAAAGAAAAAATACATTGGTGGACTTTCTATGATTATTTGAATGGACTATCTAGTGAATGTGCTTTAAATAAGGTACGAGAGATTAGAAGAAAAGATTTATCTAAGGAAAAAGATATAAATGTTAGAAATGAATATAGAGATTTAAAAGATTTATATAGTTTAGATAAAAACAAAAATGATATGACAAAAAAACAAATAGATAGTGTAGATACATTTTATAAACTAACAGGAATAGAAAGGAAAGAATAGTATGGACAATACAGGATTAAAGATAATTGTAACTGCTGATACTGATAAGTTTAAAAAAGGTATTAGTAGAGCATCAAAAGATGCAGGTGATACAATTAAAAAAGAACTTGGTGAAGCAACTGAGGGTTTAAGTAAAAATACAGATGATGCAAATGAATCTTTAAAAAATATGGCATCAAGTGGTATGAAAGCTGCATTAAGTATGGGTAAATTGGTTGCTGCTATGGTAATTGCTAAAGGTATTGAGGTTGCTGTAGGGGCAGCATTAATTGCTATAGGTGGTGCAATAGATTTAGTAAAGAAAAATAATCAAGATGTAGTAAATAAATTTGCATATCTTCAAGCAATAGTACAGAGTATATATAGAACACTCGAACCAATAGCAACAAAAATTATAAATTGGATATTAAATACTATAATTAAAATAGCATATTGGGTTGACTACATAGTTCAAGCATGGTTTGGAGTTAGTTTACTTGAACATGCAGGTGAAGAATATGAAAAGAATATGAAAAAAGCAGCACAAGATGCTAAAGAAATTAATAAACAATTAATGGGTTTTGATGAAGCAAATGTATTAAATGGAGATAATGGAAATAAAGACAAAGGTCTTACACCTACTGCATTTAAAGTAGAACCTATAGATGTACCAGATTGGGTTAAATGGATAGCAGATCATAAAGATTTGATTATAACTCTAGCAACTGTAGTAGGTATTGCATGGGCAGGTGCAAAAGTAGCAGGTGTATTAAGTAGTATAGCAAGTGTAGCAAGTGCATTAATAGCTTTATTACCATATCTAGCATTAGTAATAACAGTAGTATGCGCAGCACAAGTATGGACAGAGTTTCAACACCTAGGTGAAGAAATAGATAGAATAACTGAAAAACAAAGAGAGTATAATAGAGCTTGGAAAGAAAGCATGGATCCTAAAAATGCTAAAGATATGGCACAAATAGTAGAAACACAAAGAGTTAATATACAAGGCGCACACGATAGTTTAAAGAAAGCGCACAGTGTATTAGGAAAAATAGGTGGTAAAGCAGAACATTGGGCAAAGTCAGCTTTAGCAGTAGTTGAAGAAAGTAAGACAACTGTAGATAAATTATGGGAAGAATATAACTTAACTACTACTACTAAAGAAAGAAAAGAAGAAATACTATCTATACTTGAAGAAATTAAAGCAGAACAAAAAGATATAACATTAGATGCAAGTTTATGGGTAGATGATACTGAAAAAGCAGATGATGTATATTTTCATACTTGGAATATTATTGATAAGATAAAAGATGACCTAGGAATTGTTCGAGAAGAAAGTAATGGAATACAAGAAACAGGGATCGAATGGGTAGATGATATGTATAGAAGAATGGGGTTATTAAAAGATAAAGAAGAAGAATTACAAGATCCTTGGAATGATTTAAAAACTACTGCATTAGGTGTATTAGATAAAATTAAAGATTATAAAATTGGGGATAAGACATTTAATCTTAAAGCAGTTATGAATGCTGATATAGCTAAAAAATTAGTAGATAGTTATGACAAGATAACAAGTGGTGGTGGACTTGGAGCTTTATCATTACAAATATTTAGTCCATTAGTAAAACAATTAAGAAAGATGTATAGTGCAACAGGTAGTATAGTAAACTTACCTGGGCATGGAGTACCTGTAGGTAATAATGTATGGGCAGGTGAAGCAGGAAGAGAGGGAATTATTCCTTTAACTGATCCACATGCTATGAGTGAATTAGGTGCTGAAATAGGTAGATGGGTAAATATAAGTTTACAAAATAATATGGTAGTAGATGGACAAGTACTAGCAACTGCAACAAATGATAGAATAAGTAAAGAAAGGTTCTTAATGAATAGGTGATAGTATGTTAAGATATTATGATGATTTAATAATAAATAATGTTAATATAACACCATACTTAACAGACATAAGTTTTGGATATAATAAAGTATGGGGAAAAGATACAGGAAGAAATACATTAAGTGGAAAATATACAGGGACATTACTAGGAATATTTCCTAAGTTTCAATGCACATTTGGTAGTCTTACTCAAGAACAAATTGAAACATTAGTACCTATATTAGATAGTGCATTTCAGACAACTACTTATTATGATCCTAAAAAACAACAAAAAGTAACTATA